GCTTGGAACACAACGTCTCCAACAAGCTCTTGGACACGCGGGTGGTTCGTTTGCCCTTTTCATACATTGCAATCCGCAAAATGGCATCCAAATAAATCTCCAGCAGGCGAAGGTACCACACGCTGGTAATGTCGCTAATTTCTATGTGCAGCTCCGTGTTTTCGCGACGCACGACAGTCAAAAATCCGGGTTGCTTGACACGCCTCCGACTGTGTCGGTGCGCGCCTTCCATGACTTGCTCCGCCAAACGATAATCATCCACTCGTTTTATGGCCTCCGTTTCGGTTTTCACAAGCCGATTTTTCACCAGCCCGGACACGATGCTCCCCATCGCGGCATCTTTGCGCATCCGCTCTGCAATGTATGCTTCTGCCCCGAACCGTTCGTCGTAGTTGGACACGCGCTTGTATCGCATGCTGAGTTCCGCGTCGGTTTCATCAACCACCGTGAACACGGTCGACATGCAGCCCATGATGCCCTGCGCACGAATCATCGGCGTGTCCATCAAATATGAGGCATACCCAATGTCCACAATTTCCACAGTGGGAGGGTCGTTAATGCTGCAGAACTGCTCAATGCTATGCCCGCTGGTTTGTTGCAGGAACCTGCGCGCTTCGTCCAGAAGGGGGTTCAAACACTCGCCCAAAACGCGGTCCACTGCATTGTCGTGGACTGCGCCGTAATGCAGTGCCCGCCGAAAATTCGCTTTCACGTGCACGTTGGCTTCCGTGTCAAATTCGCACACCACTTCGCACATGTGGCCGTGTTCATAATATTCCATGTAGGCCGCGACCCGGCGGCGTTTGCCGATCTCGTTGTCCAGCCGCATTGTTTTGGCCTTGGTCAGCACGGGAATGCGGTTCCCGTTTTTGGCAACGCTGGGCGCATACATGCGGAACACCGGGGCTCTCTGTCCCGGTGGGTTGTATTTGATGAGCGGCGTTTGCCGCGCGCTGTGCAGCACCTTGAACAAGCTGTCTAGCGGCATCAAAAATCGTTCAATTGGCCGCATGATGAAGTGCACTGATTTGATTCCGCGCTCAACGTACTGCAGTTCGGCCGGATGTTGCCTCTCGCCATACACTTGATACAGCACGTCAACCGCCTCATTGTGCTGGATGAATGCGGCGTCAATCAGCTGGCGCGTCTCCCCCATCAATTCCTGCCGGCGTTCATCCAGCTGTTCGCGCGAACGAATGCCCTTTTCGTGCAAATACGGGTAATACAGATTGATTATCTCGGCGTCATCACCCGCATTCGCGGCAAGCAAAACGTCGGCTGCGCAGCACACATGGATGATGTTTTTGTCAATGTTGCCGCATTTCAACAACACATTCTTGTTGGTAGTCACTACTAAATTGGCATGCTCTTTTTTCAGGAAGGGGTCCATTATGGACGAATGAAACGGGTTGGCGGGCATGGGATAATCGTACTGCAGTTCTTGGCCCAGCGGCACGTTCATGCACAACTCTTCGCTGCTTTGAATTATGCGAAAGAATTCGGATAGTTCGTCCGCCGAGTGGTCATCCAATTTGTCCGTCTTGGCGCTCATGACCTCGCACAGATGTTCGGCAAGGTGCGGACTCTCCAAATTTTGGCACAGCGTCACCAGCCGTTCGCGCGAAAGGGGGAACCGATTCCCGCACGTCAACAACCGTTTTGTGCGTTCCACCGTCAAAAATGGCTGTACGCTGGCAAATAGGTAGAGTTCGTCGTATGACACCGACGGCAATTCCAACAGTATTTTGCGCTTAATGGTTTCTATGGTGTCGTCGGGATGTATATGCTGTCTAGAATATTTCACCGATTCATTCTGCAGCGGACCGCCTTCGTCTTCGGGTCCAAACACGATGAGTTGGTTTTGTCCCATAACATTGACCTTGTAAATCGGATTCGCATTTGCATCCATTTTTAACACTGTCCAATTGTCCAATTATATAATTGTTGATATTATATAATAATTGCAGTTTGTCATTAAATTATTTTTAACACAAACATAAACACACCAACTCATAACTTACAATCACTTCGCCATGGTGCTGACATTCAAACTCATTGCGGCCATGTGCTCGGATGGCGGCATGGGTTACAAGGGCCAGCTGCCGTGGCCGCACTGCAAGGCCGACATGGCCCATTTTGCCAAGCGAACAACGGGTTTGGGCAACAACGCGGTCATCATGGGTAAAAAAACGTGGGACAGCATCCCGGTGCACCCCTTGCGCCGACGTGCCAACTTAATTCTCTCGTCTCAACCACCCGTTGAGCCTGTGCACCCCGATGAACACTGGTTCGCAACCATGCCGGAATTATTCGCCCATTTGGAATCCGCAAACTACGACGAGGTGTGGATCATCGGCGGCGCCAGCATTTACGAGCAGTTTATGGTCATGCATAAAAACAATGAAATCATCATTGATGAAATGTGTGTTACCACGATGGAACCAATATATAAATGCGACACCTTTTTCCCATTAATACACATGCACGATTGAAATGCATTGATTATATCGCAATTAAAAACTCTTGCCTTTATTACAACAACGATTTCGTTTTTGTAATATGTGCGTTCTTTCCCACATCAATTCACATGCACTATTGAAATGACTTGATTTGACACGGGGTTTCCATTCAATGGATTCGGATACGTGATCATGCAGGCCACTGCATAATATGCCGGCAATTCACTGGTTGGAACGGTTGCCGCAAATGTCGGCGTGGGCGTGCTTGCATTTGAAATGCTGATGGAAGATGCAGTGTAGGAAGGCCAGTTTGCTTTTACCACCGACCAACTCCAGGCCGTGATTGTGGCACCGACGATTTGAATTGTGGGCTGTTGCGTGAAAATTGTGTTGGTACCGACAGCCTGTGAACTTGTTCCATTTGTGATGGTTGCAACAACTGCTGGATTTTCTGACTGCCATCTAAGCACATATGGTATTTCATATGTCCTGTTTGAAGTGCTGACCAAACATTGAACGAGGCAGTCCTTGGGGAGTTGCAAAAGATATAAAAAACTAGTGGCAAATGTTGCACTATTTGTTGTTTCGCCTGACAATACCCGAAGTGTGTAAAAATTGTTGCCATAAACAACCGACCAAGCGTATCCAATTGGATTAATATTACTTGGTGCATCGATGGTCAGAACCTGTTGCAAATGAATTACTCGAACATTGTCGGTAATGTTTTGAACTCCCATAAATGTCGAAAATGAAGCCGGTTGCACGATCGTTGGTTCAATTATAGCTGCAATTCCGGTCCATTTGTTTTGTGCATGCATCATCGCCGAAAACATTTGATTGGGTGGTTGATTGATTGTGTATGATTGTTGGCTATTGTTACTATGTACATACATTGTGACAATATAATTAATGTGTTTGATTTATGAAAAATATTGTATGCGATTAACATAATCACGACATACACGCAGCTAAATTAAAAATGGCGAATGTCTTCCAACATGCAGTCGGTCTAGTGTCATTTGCATATGCCATGACATTGCTAGTTGCATACATGATTATTATGGCGTGCATTCTCGCGGCGTGCAACCTTTTGAGCACTGTTCTCTCGGACAAAATGGTGCACATTGTAAAACGCGTTACATCTTCTTGTGTAAATCGCATGTTTGAGTATTTCGCGCTGCAGCCCTCCTGCGAATATCTGAACGATACGCAGGAAAACATGCGCCACTACAAAAACAAGGCGATCAAATCCATTCGCATTTACTACCGGCGGGTTCCCAAAAAGCTCATCAATTTGTACAACAGAATCACGCTGGGTCGGCTGGACGATTTGTTCATGGAAATGATGGCGGCATGCACAAAATCGGACCATTGCACCGAGTCCATGCCCGACTATTTGCGCGCACACGCGGACGCGCTGCCGTTTCTCTGCGGTCTCATATTTGAAATGGAGGACGGGGCGCATTTGATGCTGGACAAAACATCCACCATAACGCTGCTGAAAATGAAGGAGCCGCACATTAAAAACGCGGTTATAAAGGACGTTTCTCTCAAGGATAAGGATACAAAAATGACTTTAGGTGCATTTATTGATGCCGGGAAGCGGCGTATGAAGGACGAGCATTGGTTCCAATGGAACTTCAAATGCAATTGTTTTTACATCACCAAGCGGCTTTTGACAAAGAATGGGCTGTATTCCGAAGAAGCGCACGAAATGACGCGATACTATTCGCAAATGCAACGATTGATCAACGCATCTAAAACTTTTAGCTACTCTAAAAATCTGGAGATGTTTGCACAACTGCAGGGCTCCTGTCACTGGTGCTCCTGCTACTACTGTTGCTGCTGCTGGAGGACGAAAAACTCGTAAACACAGTCTCTCGCATTTCATTGCCCTTCACGTGTCAAAGTAAGGGTTGTCGTTGATTTCAATGCCGCAGTACTGCTTCGGCTCGTTTTTATAATCCACCGGCGTGTAAATTTCAATTTCCGCGGCATTTTGCAGCAGGAACTTGAAGTTCTTCCAGAACTCGTCCTTGTGCCCGATGCTCTCGGTCATGATGTGCGACATTTCATGCAGCGCAATGAACATGAGCGTGTTAGAGTCAATGAGCTTGGTCCCCGTCTTGGTGGTGTTCAGGCAGAACGCCAGCTTCTCGCCCTTGTTCTCGCTGTAAGCGGTCAATTCGCTCGTGGGCAGCGTTTCGCTTACTTGCTGTGGGTCAAACCCGGCAACTAAGCGCCGCACATTGTCCTGGTCCGGGTACGTCTTCTCCATGTGGTCCACCAGTTTCTTCATGTTGACGGTGCACTGCGCCAGCAAATCCGCCGCCAGAACCAGCTTGGTGCGCTCGCGCACGCAGTACTTGTTGCCATCCACATCCGAAACAACGCACTTCAGCTGGAACGCATCCGAACTTTGGTACACCCGCATACAAATGATGGCAATGAGCGCAATCAAAATGTAGCCTAAAACATTGAAATTCATTGATGCTTATGTGTGTTATTTATTTTGCGGTTAGACATATAATTTACAATATTTTATAATTTTACAACATATATATAGAATAAATGTCAATAACATCTTTTTAAACATATTAACATTTGATAAATTTATATGTCATGCCACATTCGTCGTTGGTTTCCCACGTGCCGCATATTTTGAGCATGAATGGATTCCCATTGTTTCCATTAGCCGCGGCACCACATGAAGTCGCATGATGTTCATTCACGTACGCTTTAATGCATCCGGTCTTCAGTTGGTCCTGCAGCGAATGAATGCCCCGGTGCGTGCCTCCCAGCACCGCATCCGCGTATTTATTTACTATTTTGCATTCAATGTCGTGTAATTGTGCCAGAATGCGCTGATTGTCGGGAAGGTCCGGGTCAAACCGAATTAACATTTTGTTGTAGTAGGATTCACGACGAGTTCCCGCCAAATCCACCAGAATTCCAACCCCGTTGAACGAAATGTGCTTTGTGGAATAAATGATGCGAGAGAATCTATTATCGGTGGCATTATTGTTTTGAATCGCGGTTCCAAAATGCAGGTGGCATGGGTTGAACTTGTCCGGACAAATCAGGAAACTCATTTGCAGAACTGTTTGAAATATCAAAATCTTAATCTTAATAATCTTAATATATGCGTTGCAATGTGTTTAAATAAATAACGCTAAATTGTAATTAATTGATTCAATTGTCATCGCCCCGCCTGCAGATGAAATTTCACGACACCCATTTTGAAACGCACGCGGAGGCTGCGCTGCATCCGACATTGAAAACATTGTACGCAACCTTCCCGTCCAACGTGAATCAGTTGAGAAATTTGATATTTTATGGACCGTCGGGAACGGGGAAGTACACGCAAGCGCTGGCATGCATAAGCCGGTACAGTCCAACCCGTCTTAAATATGAAAAACGGTTGACCGTCACGTTCAACAAGGAAACGTACTTCATAAAAATGAGCGACATTCATTTTGAAATTGACATGTCGTTGCTGGGATGCACCTCCAAACTGCTGTGGAATGAAATGCACAGTCAAATTGTGGACGTGATTAGCGCGCGGGCAGACCCGGTGGGAATCATTGTCTGCAAATATTTTCACAACATTCACAGCGAACTGCTTGAAACATTTTACAGCTACATGCACATGCCGCACCAAGGCGGCACAAACCACATTCGTTTGAAATACGTGCTCATTGCCGAACACATCGGATTCATTCCAAACCACGTGTTGAACAGTTGTGAAATCATTCCGGTCCCGCGACCCACTGCCGCCATATACAAA